TCAGGCTCGCGAACTAACTCAAATGCAGAGTATTCTGCAGAATCAAATTAAGCGTCATGGAGATGCGATCTTTGAACAGGGTGCCATGGTTATACCTGGAGCAGCATCTATTGCTACTGCAACACAACCTGGAGGTGGTACAGATTACGTAAAACTAATCTCTTTATATAATGGTGTTGCTGTCGAAACATTCCGAATTAATTTGCTTGGTAAAACTTTGATTGGTCAGACTACTGGTGTAAAAGCTACAGTAGTTCTTACTCAAAGCGCAGAAGCCAGTGATCCAACTACACTATATTTGAACTATCTACAATCTGGCACAAATAAAACAACCAAAACTTTTGCTGTTAATGAAGTTCTAATTACTGAAGATAGCATATACTCTGTTCAAGTTGGTTCCGCAAATGACTCTATCGGTAAGGGTTCAACAGCAACTGTTGAATCTGGTGTTTACTATGTTAATGGTCATTTCTGTTTAGTTGATAAACAAACTATCGTTCTTGACAAGTATACTACAACACCAACGTATCGTATTGGTCTTGTAGTTTCTGAAGAGATTATTACTCCAGAAGAAGACGAAACTCTACTTGATAATGCACAAAACAGCTTTAACTATGCTGCTCCAGGTGCTCATCGTTTTTATATTGATTTAACTTTAACTAAACTTGCAATTAATTCAATTTTAGATGCAAATTTCGTAGAATTGATTCGTGTAACAAATGGTGATATTAATACAATTGTACAAAATACAGAATACTCATTCCTTGGCAAAGAATTGGCAAGACGTACATATGATGAATCTGGCGATTATACAGTAAGAGGATTTGAAATAGATATTCGCGAACACAGAAATAATAATCGTGGAACATGGGTTTCTAACACAGCATTCCTAATTGGTGATATTGTAGTTTACAATGGCGTTACATATACTGCTTTAAACTCTGCAACTTCAATTACAACCCCACCAACACATACGTCAAGCACTGCATTTGATGGTCCAGGCGCAACTGGTGTTAACTGGCAGTATGATCCTGCGCCAGCATATAATCGTGGTGTTTATTTAGATGGTGATGAGTCTAACTTAGCCATTGGTATTGAACCAGGAAAAGCATATGTTCGTGGTTTTGAGATTGAAAAAACTGCCATTACATATATTCCAGTTCCAAAAGCAAGAACATTTAATCAAGCAACTGCTGCAGTTGTAGATACTCGAGTTGGTAATTACGTATTAGTAACTAACGTAAATAACCTTCCTCCAATTAATGAACTTGGACAGATTACATTATATAATGCAATTACTGGTTCTGCCAATCGTGGCACTCCACAAGGATCTGTTGTTGGTTATGCTCGTGCTCGTTTTATGGAGTGGCATAATACGCTACCATTTGGAAACTCTTCAATTTATAAACTTGGGTTATTTGATATTCAAATGAATCCAGGATATGCATTTAATTCTGATGTTAAGGGATTTGCGTATACTGCACCAAGTGATGCTAATTTAAACTTTACTGCTGATATCAGCCCAAATATTAGACAGCTTACTGGTTCAGTTACCGCAGCTGGAACAACTATTACTGGAACTAATACTAATTTTCAGCAAGAGTTAAGGATAAATGATTTAGTTTTAATCACATCTGGTGGCACTAGCTACTATCGTAAAGTTACAAATACACCAACTCAAAATAGTTTTACTGTAGATACTACTATTACTGTTACTGGTGCTAGTATTTACTTAGCAACAACTCAGGTTTATGAACCAGATTTTGCTAGTTTGGTATTCCCTTTAGCAAATGGTGCGATTAAATCTATGCGAACAGCAGGATCTGGTGGGACAAATAATACAACATTCTACACATATCAGAAGTTTACTCAAACTGCAACTGGAACTGCTTTAACATTAAGCACTTCTGGCACGTTTGCATCATCTTCTGAAACTGATAACTATATCTGTGTGGATAATGATTCTGGTGCTGGTGGTACTATATTTACTCCAGATGCAATTAGCGTCAGTGGTTCTACTGTAAGTATTACAGTTCCATCTGCTCAATCAGGTCGTTCAATTAGTGTTATCGCAGCAGTTATTCGTAATGGTTCTGGTTTCGAAAAAACTAAAACCCTTACAACTGCCACGCCAGAAACATTTACAACTGCTGTTGCTGCTCAAGCAAGCGTAATATATTTGGACAAAGCTGATATATTTAAACTAATCAGCGTAACAATGGCTCCAGGTGCTGCATTTGGAACAACTCCAGCTTCTAGTGCATATACTGTTGACATTACAGATCGTTATGAGTTTGATAATGGTCAAAGAGATACTCATTATGATTGGGGTTCACTAACTTTAAAACCATCTTATGCTGCGCCATCAAATCCAATTAGAGTGTCATATCAATACTTTGAACATGGAGCTGGTGATTACTTTGATGTAAACTCATACAGTGGACTTGACTATAAACAGATTCCATCTAATTTGAGAGATTCAATTGACTTCCGACCACGAGTTGCGAATAAATCTGTTGGTGCAAAAAACTTTATTGGCACTGGCGGTATCGTTTCTGGGACACCAAAACGTGGTGAATCTGTTACTGCTGATTATAGCTACTATCTACCAAGGTCAGATAAAATTGCTCTAGATTCTAATGGTCTACTATTTAATATTTCTGGCGTTGCTGCACTAAATCCAGGACTACCACCAGACCCAGCATTGGGTATGATACTGTATACGCTAAGTTTTGAAGCGTTTACTTTCGGAGTATCTCCTGACAGTATCTTAACTACAAAGATAGATAACAAACGCTATACTATGCGTGATATCGGCAATCTTGATAAGCGTATTAATACCTTAGAGTACTATACTGCACTTTCATTGCTAGAACAAGAAACTCAATCAATGTCTATTAAAGATTCTTCTGGTCTTGATAGAATGAAAAATGGTTTTGTTGTTGATAATTTTACTGGAAGTTCATTATCTGATAAAGCATCATTAGATTACTTTTGTGCAATTGACATGGCTAATAACCAGCTGCGTCCTTTCTACACTATGTATAATGTAAATTTACTAGAAAAATATTCTTCTACTAATGCTAGAACATCATCTAATTATCAGTTGACTGGTGATATTATTACGTTACCGTATACAACTACACCAATTGTTACCCAACAGTATGCATCACGTCTAGAAAACATTAATCCTTTTGCTATCTTTACATTCCTTGGTGATGTTACTATTAATCCACCATCAGATGATTGGTTTGAAACTGCTCGAGCTCCAGATATTGTTCAAGCAGTAGAAGGTAACTATGATACTGTTAGAATCATGGCAGAAAAAGCTGGTGTTCTTGGTACTGTTTGGAATGCTTGGCAAACAGAATGGATGGGCGAACAAGTCCAAACTGCAGCGTGGGTTACAGATGAACGTCCAAGAATTGTATTGAATCAAACTTTTGCTAGACAAGTTGGTCAATCAAGAACTGGTGTTAATACTGCAATTGCTCTTAAGACAGACTATCAGCAAGTTGACGATCGCGTAGTTTCAACTGCGGTAATTCCATACATTCGCTCAAGAAATCTACTTGTTCAAGGTCATAAATTAAAGCCACAAACTAGATTCTACCCTTATTTTGATGGTGTGGATATTACTCCATACTGTACTTTTGCAAGTAAGATGATTTACACTCCTACTTCTGGAACTTTTGATTATACTACAAACGTAGGTGGTCAGGCTTCAGAATTAAAACGTAGAATTGAAGGTGACTCTCAAGTATGCTTAAACACTGGTGATGTTATTACTAATAATGCAGGGACTGCTTCTGCTGTTGTAGTAAATAAATTCTTTGACGAAACTGGTGCATACTGTTTAAGTTTATTGAATATTATTGGTACATTTACTACAGGCGATACTATATCTGGTTCTGTTACCAGTGCGCAAGGAACTGTAGTTTCTCTCACTACTCCATCAACATTAGTTACTAGTAGTATTGGTGATGTTGAATTCTTGTTTAATATTCCAAATACAGAATCTGTTCGTTTTAGAACTGGAACTAGAGAATTAAAATTAGTAGATGCGAGCACATATGCTGGTGACTATACTTCACGTGGTATCGTAACCTATGAAGCTACTGGTACATTAACTACTAGACAAGCTACGATTAATGCGGTGCGTAATGCTCAATTAGTTCAAGAACAAGTTTCTGATGCTCAAACTATATTACAGACTTCTAGCGCAAGAACAGTTATTGGTTGGTATGATCCACTTGCTCAGTCATTCTTGATTGAGCAAAAAGGTGGTGCATTCTTAACAAGTATTGATGTGTTCTTTGGAACTAAAGACACAACTCAACCAGTAACTTTACAAATCCGTGAGATGGTAAATGGAACTCCAGGTAAGAATATTCTTCCATTCAGTATTGTCACTAAACGTGCAGAAGATGTTTTATTATCTGCTAATTTTGTAACTATGCCTGATGGAACTCAGAAACGTAGTTACGATACTGCAACTAGATTTACGTTTGAGAGCCCAGTTTACGTTCAAGATAACACTGAGTATTGTTTCGTTCTACAATCAGACTCAAACAATTATAATGTTTGGATCTCTTACATGGGTGATCAAATTCCTGGATCTGGAAGAACTATTTCTGCTCAACCATATGCTGGTGTAATGTTTAAGTCACAGAATGCTTCCACTTGGACACCAGACGATAACGCTGATATAAAGTTTACGATTAATCGTGCTGTATTTAACACCAATGTGGTTGGTGACGTTGAATTTATTAATGATGTTCTACCATATGATACATTAGATACTGATCCATTCCAAACAACTTCTGGTTCTACTTTAGTTAGAGTTTGGCATTATGATCATGGTATGACTTCAGGTTCTACTGTTAATATTCTAGCAGTTGATGCCAACGATCCTGGAACTGGCACTATTACAGCATCAACAAGTAGCACTACAGTTACTGGCGTTGGATCTGCGTTTACTACACAATTAGAAGTTGGATCAAATTTATACAATTCAGCTGATGTATTAATTGGTAAGGTTGCTTCTATTGCTAGCAACACTTCTCTAACACTGTCTTCAAATTCTGGAGTTGCTGTAGCTGCTGGTGGTGCTTTCCAATATATTAATCCGATCAATGGTATCCCAGCGATTGAACTATATACACCTCTTACTATTAGTAACGTAGATGCAAATTCATATACAGTTAGCGTTTCTACTGCAGCGACTATAAGTGGTTATACTGGTGGAACTCTTGTAAAAGCAAGTAAGAATATTCAGTACGATATGATTAACCCATCTATCCAACTGCAAACATTCTCTGATACTACATCATCGTTTAAAATTAAAACTACTTCTGGTAAAGCAGTAGATGGTGGACAATCGCCTTATGTTATTGATTCTAATTTTACTCCTTGTTTGATTAAACAAAATAATACATTTTTTACACCAAGAATGATTGCCTCAGAGACTAATGAAAGCGTTCTAATGGCTGGCGCTAAATCAGTAACCTTTGCTGTTCAGATGGAAACTGATAACGACTCTGTTTCACCAATTATTGATACCACTCGCTCAAGTTTAATTGCAATTAGTAATAAATTGAATAAACCAACTGAGGCTAACACAAACATATCTGCTCTAGATAACATTACAGCGTTTACTCATGCCACTGGTGCGTTTACTTTTGTCGCTGGTGGAACTATTACTTCCACTATTTCAGGTGTTAGAACTGCAATGGCTGGTATTGGTATCGGTAAATATGTTACTATCTCTGGCGCAACAACTACAGGTAATAATGGAACTTTCTTAGTTACTGCATTCAGCGATGACGGAACTACTGCTACTCTTACTTTAAATACCACGTTTACTGGTCAGTCTTCAGTTTCTGGAACTACTATTACTGCCAGAATATTATTTGCAGATGAGATCGCACCAGTTGGTGGATCTTCCATCAGTAAGTATGTTACAACTCCAATTAAGTTTGCAAACGCTTCCACTTTCTTAAAAGTTATGATTGCTGCAAATATCCCAGCTGAAGCCGATGTTTCTGTTTATTATAAAACTTGCACTGGTGATTCCGCTCAGTTAGATAATACTAAATATACTCTGATGATCCCAGATGGAATTGTAACTAAAGTAGATAATGGTAATTATGAGTTTTACGACATTGCTTATACATTGACTGGTATACCTTCTTTTGATACGCTCAAAGTAAAAATTGTTATGAATTCTACTAATAGTGCTGCAGTTCCTATTATTAAGGACTTTAGAGTTATCTCTTGCCCATAATGAATAATTTTTTGAAAGTTGAGGGTCATGCCAGTTTAGTTCGAGATACAACTACTGGTGCGATCCTAAATAATAATAGAACTGAGTATGAAGAATACCTCGATAGAAAGAGGAAAGCAGAAGCCCGAGAAGCTGAAATTTCTCAACATACAGAAGACATAAATAACATAAAGAACGAATTATCAGATATAAAACAGCTTCTTCTGCAGCTGGTATCTACTAAATAAGACTGACTAA